ATTAAAACTTCTGGTTCTTCATTGTTTTGTTCTAAATCAACTGTTGTGCCAAGATCTTCTACTTGTAAATCTTCGCCACCGCCAGGTCCCACTGTTTTTGCGTCACGTGCTAAATAAGGAACATCTGCAGTGCTATCAAATTTTTCTGCCATTAGTAATCACCATATATATCTGTTATTGAAACTAACCTATCTCCTGGAATTTTACCACCTTCTTTTTTTCTAAATAGGAAGAACGGCTTTTGTTTTGTCTTCTCAGGTAAAGTAATTGTGTACATTTTGACTGCACTCGGATCACGATCTTCGATTAATATTTTTGCATTTAGGGGATCGTCACCTTCTTTTAGTGGTACTAAGTCAAAATTATCTCCTGTATCTGTTTGCTTAACTTGAACAAAATAATCCATTGTCTGACCTGGAGCTGTTTCTCTTCTGTAAATGACTTCATTAGGTGACATTTCTTTTGCAATTCTTAATATCTCTTCATTCAAAAATTGATTTGCTGGTCCTAAATCACCTCTACTTATTGCATTTTGATCAACATCTATCTCTTTTAAAAAATTAAAACCTGTGCCCTCTAAGTTACGTGATGAAAATTTCAAACCTAAATTACTCTTTTGTGGATCGATAATTTCTTCAATGTTTAATTGTCCGCCATATTTTTTTGCAATGTTTTTAAGTTGTTGTACACCTACTTTATCATAAAGGTTTCTAAACTTATCACCTGATGATTTATCTTCTCTATCCATCTGTAAAGTGGTTTTACCCCAACGAGGATTGGCACCTACATCTGCAGGCATAATGGCAACTTTGTTAATACCTCTTGCCTCTGCATCTTTAATGGTGGCTTTAATAATTAAATCAACATAGTCAGGTTGTTTGTTAAAAGGTATAGGAGGAAAGGTCTCTAAATCTTTCATACTCGCATAGTTATCTCGACCTATTGCAATGTTTGCTAAATCTTCAGAGTCACTTGTCCCAGGAACTCTAATGCCTTTTGTTAATTCATCAAAGTTTGATGTTCGATTAAGATTTAATAAGTCATCTAGAACTTTTTGTTGTTGTGCTTCTAGTTCAGATATCTTCATTAAAAACTCAGGATCGCTTCGATCAATACCTGCACGCATCAAAGTATTTATTTCTTGTTGCACATCGTTTAATTGTTTTTGATACGTAGGAATTAAATCCTTCGCTACGGTCATCGGATAAGGTGATATAAGATTTGTTTCTTTTACTTTTTCTAATTGATTAAGTTCTGGCACTAACCTTGTCAAATTTTGTTGTGCCATACTTATACTATAATTATCTTGGCTAGGATCTTGAACAATGTCGTTGTTTTTTTGAATTTGTAATTTTTTATTTTCAATAATTGAATTTAATCGTTCTTGTTCTTTTCTTACTTTAGTAAGGAGATCCGTTTGCAATTCTTGAATCACGGCCACCTGTTCACCAGCCTTGTTGTCATAGTTCGCAACACGTGAGAAAACTAAAACATTGTCCTCATTGAAGTGTGTGCTATTAACATAAGGTTTTTGTTCACCTGGTAATGCTCCTGCTTCTAAAACAATCTCACGATAATCTGTACCGCCTGCATCTATTCTGGCATTACCTGCATTTCTATGTCTAGTAGTACCCATAACTTGTTGTGCGTCTTCATAGGGAGACGGAGCATTGCCCATAGATTTAATTTTAATTTTTAAGTTTGCTATGGGTGACTGTTCATACAACTCTACAATTTGTTGTTTAGTCATTTTTTGATTAGGAAAAAACTTTTCAAAGTCAGCCATATACTGAAATAATCCTGAGTCTAAAAGTTCTGCACTGGGTGCTTTGTCTTTTCCGCCTTGTAGGTAATTAATCCAGTCTTGTGGTTTTGCAGCTTTGGGTGCAGTCGGTGAATTTATTTTATCAAGAGTAAATGATTCAAAAACAAAGTCTTCACTTTGTAAAGGTTTCGTTGCTGGTAATGTTTGTCCTGGTGGTGCACCAAGCGCTGTTCCTGCATCAACACCCTCTGCTGCTGTAGAGGTAGGTGCACTTGCACGTTTCGGTGTAAACACACCAAAGGTATCACCTAATGTTTTAAAAACTTTTGGAATGTTAAAGGCTGTCAGATTACCGGACTTCACTGCTTGCTGAAAAGCACTGTCCCCATCAATAGCGGGGTCAGGGGTAAAGTTTTGTTGGTTTATATTTTGCAAGATACTATCCATACCACCCTTTGCCATTTTGACAGGTCCGCCTCTTTTTAGGCTTTTTATATATCCCAAACCTTTTTCTCTTTTTGGTTTTGTTCTAAAATCTTCAGGGCTAATATTATTTTCAACTGCATAATTCAAAGCGTTTGTTAAGGCTTCTTTATACTGATCAATTTTCGTATCTAAATCAATTGCCTTAGGGTTTTCTACACCGAATATTTGAGTTTCATTTTTTGCACCTTTTAATGTAGGGACAACAGCACGTAATCCTCTTTCTTTGTAAATATCATCAATTGCTTCAGCAACTTCTTTTAAAAATACATCTTGTTTTTTTCCAGTCGGATCTAAATTAAATCCCTTATTATTAATTAAATTAACAATGCCTTCTGTTATAAAATTAATTCTACTTTTTGGTGTTTGTAAATTACCCTCTTTATCTTTTATTTTTGGTATGACTTGTGCATCCATCTTCGAAGCTTCATTCATTAAACCTTTTTGATTTAAAAAATCAGCTAACTTATTAAGAGTTGGGTCCAAATCGACCATCAATCTATTGTATGGTTGAAAATGTGGATTTAAAAATTCTGGATCTGTTCCAGTATTTAAAAAACGACCCACCTTTTTTAATCTACCTTTGCCTTCTTTCCTTGCCTCAAACAAAGGAACATCATGAAGTTTATTAACTGTAAAAAGTTTTTGATCAACCTTACCGGTATTTGGATTAATTAAGTAAGGTTTAAATTGAGGGTTCTCTAAAAGACGATTCATAAAATTTAAACCCTCTTTTTGCATATATAATCTGTCACGTTCAAGCATTACATAATCACTAAATTCATTTTTCAAATTAGTAATATCTTTATCGGTAAATTTTATCTTTTGAAAAAAATCATCCTCTGTAACAATACCTTGTGGATTATTAGATTCTTTTATGCTTCTGTATTTGTCATATAAAAATTGTTTAAATAATTTATCAGGTCCTATGACACCACTTTTACCAAGGTCTGAAGATAAACGTGTTATAGAATTAAACATATCAGGATTAATATCCTTAATTGTTTCTTCGCCTAAAAGTTTTAATTTATTGTCTAAAGGAATTTTATTATATGCTTCCTGAAATCTATCTGTAGCATCTTGAATTTTTTCTGGTCTATCAATAATTTCATCAAACAACTCAGCGAACTCTGGATTTTCATTATATCTTTTTGTTAATGATTTTCTGTTGACAACTTTTAAACCAGGAACAGTTTCTTTTAATGCCACAAGATCGTCTGCAATTTTTGTAAAACTTTCGAACTTTTCACCTGATTCTCTTTTTTTCTTTAAGTATTCTAGAAGTTGCTCATCACCCACTTTACCTTTTTGAAAACCAATATTTTTTTGTGATTGTGCTGTTCTTGCTTTAAACAATTCTGGCACTTCTTCATTTAATATGTCACGTGAGGTATTTTTCAAATCTTGTCTACCTTTTAAGGTAATACCTTGAAGATTATATTTTTCAATAAGTTGCCTCATTGTCAAATTTTTGTCTTCGTCTAAATCTTTTTTTAATATGTCAGCTAGTTTTAAAGTTTCTTTTTTTTGCTCATCCAATCTTTTTTGTTGCGTTACTGACACACCAGGTCGACCGCTTGTGCCACCAGTGTCGGGTGCTCTTACAACTCCCGCAGGTGTAAAACCTTGACCCCCAAAGTAATTCTTTAATTGTTTAACTTCTTCTAAGTCAGAAGTTGATTTCAAAACATCATCGACAGTCTTCAAACCTATTCCTGCTAACTTCTTTAAGGCAATAGGAGGAAATAAAAAATCTAAACTATCAAGAGGTGCTAATGCAATAGAGGTTCGATCTTGGTCCGTGAGCTGTTGTCCTTGAGCTAATTTATCAAAAGCCCGTCGCTGATCTCCATAGAAGAATTGCCCAATACGACTCATCCCTTCTATAAACCCTTGAGGTTTGTATCCTGCTGCATCTAAACGTTCTTTGATCCCTGGGCTTTGGACCACGAAACTTGGTAAGTCAGCTTGACCTGCATATTCTTCGAATTGTGTGCCCTTAAGTGCTTGGGCCGTGGACAGTGATCTAAGTTGCTTATTTTTTTCGATTTCGTCTAAGGTATCTTGTTCAGGAGTTAGTAAGGAGTATCCTTTTGCAATTGCACTAGCTACAGGTTTAAATGTTTCTTGATCATAATTTACTCGTCTTTGTGGAATGACACTTCGACCACTCGTTTGCATATAGGCGGGGTCTTGTTCTATTACATCATCAAAAGGATTATAAGCCATTAATAATACTCCAAGTCTGGTCCGTGGTCCGTGGGCTCATCTTCGTAGTCATCGTCTAACGATACAAAGTT